GCGCCCCGACTGGACGGCGATCCTGTACGGGTCGCAGCTGGAGCCGGACTGGCCGTCCGGCGAGCTGGACGCGGAGCTGCTCGGCTACGTGTACGCGAACCGGGGCATCGGGGCCGGTGAGCCGCATTTCCTGCTCCCGGGGGACATGGCGCACTGGGCGCCGTTGCCGGATCCGGAGATGACGGGCCTGGGCATGTCGTGGCTGACGCCGGCGATCCGGGAGATGCAGGGTGACCGGCTCGCGTCGGAGCACAAGATCCGGTTCTTCGAGCAGGGCGCGACGCCGAACCTGGTGGTGAAGGGGATCCCGGCGGTGGGCAGGGAGGCGTTCCTCGAGCTGGTCGAGGACATGGAGGAGCGGCACGCGGGTGTCGCGAACGCGTACCGGACGCTGTACCTGACCGCCGGGGCCGACGCGACGGTGATCGGCAGCAACCTGGCCGAGCTGGACCTGGGGGCGGTGCAGGGCAAGAACGAGACGCGGCTGAGCGTGCTGTCGCGGGTTCCGGCGTCGCTGCTAGGCATCTCGGAGGGGCTGGCCGGCAGTTCGCTGAACGCGGGGAACTTCTCGGCGGCGCGGCGGAACTTCGCTGATACGTGGGTGTACCCGTCGCTGCAGGACCTGGCGAACTCGCTGGCGCCGGTGGTGAAGGTCCCGGCGGACGCGGAGCTCTGGTACGACGTCGCTGACATGCCGATCCTGCGGGAGGACGCGAAGGACGCCGCGGACATCGAGCAGGTGAAGGCGATGACGATCAACAGTTACCTGCGGGAGGGTTTCACGCCGGAGTCGGCGGTCGCGGCGGTCCGCGGGCAGGACGTGTCCCTGCTCAGGCATACCGGGCTCATTTCCGTGCAGCTGCAGCGTCCGGGTGCGACGGCCACGGCACCCGGCTCGCCGCCGCCCCCGCCGCCGCCAGCGACGGGCAAGCCGAAGCCGGTGCCGGCAGCCAACGGCGCGGGAGGAACAGGCGATGGCTGACAGCGAGCGGGCCGCAGGCGCGGTCACCAACCCGGAGGGCACCGCCAAGCTGCATGAGTACTGGGTCCACGGCGAAGGCGCCGCGAAGATCAAGTGGGGCACCCCCGGTGATTTCGACCGGTGCGTGATGCACCTGGGGAAGTTCATCGCCGACCCGAAGGGCTACTGCGCGAAGGCGCACCACGACGCCACCGGCATGTGGCCGGCGACCCACGCGAAGATGGAGAAGCACATGGCCACCGCGGACGGCGACGACCGGGCCGATGCGAGTAAGCCCTACGGGGACGTGGCCTACGCCGACCCCAAGAACGGCAAGTACCCGATCGACACCAAGGCTCACGCCAAGGCGGCCTGGTCGTACATCAACATGCCGAAGAACGCCGCCCAGTACCCGCTGAACGGCGTCACCCTGTCTTCGGTGAAGGCTCGCATCAAGGCGGCCTGCGTGAAGTTCGGTGTCGACGTCAGCGAGTCGAACGCGGCGCACTTCGCACCTGACCTGGACGTCGTACGCTCCGGCGGCGGGATGAAGCTGGAGCCGGCGGAGGACGGGACGCTGGGGACGCTGACGGGCCGGTTCTCCGAGTTCGGCCGCTGGTACCGGGTGTCGTCGAAGATGGAAGGCGACTTCCTCGAGCGGGTCTCCCGCGGCGCGACCGTGGATACGATCCGCGACAACAAGGACTCGATGCGGGTCCTGTTCGACCACGGGATGGACGCCCAGATCGGCAACAAGGTGCTGGGCCCGATCGCGTCGCTCGCCGAGCGCAGCGACGGCCCGCACTACGAGGTGCCGCTGTTCGACACCAGCTACAACAGGGATTTGCTCCCGGGCCTGAAGGCGGGCGTGTACGGGGCGTCGATGCGGATGCGGGTCACCGGCGACGAGTGGGACGACCACCCGGAGCGGTCGGACGGCAACCCGGACGGCATCCCGGAGCGGACCATCACGGCGATGAAGGTGTTCGAGTTCGGGCCGGTGACGTTCCCGGCGAACCCGGGTGCGTCGGCCGGGGTCCGGTCGGGCACCGACGACTTCTACCACCGGCTGCGGCAGGCGGATGCCCCCGCGTTCGAGGACGCGATGCGGGCGGCCGGCCTGCCGCTCCCTGACTTCACCGGGCGGGACGGCGCGCGGAGCGCCCCCGGCGGCGAGGAAGACGACGTGCAGCCAGGAAACGGCGGGCCGTCAACCACTGCCACTGACCGGGCGGCCCTGCGGGACCGCGCCTGGCGCATGAGGAGACAACTGCATGCCTGACAACGACGAGCACGTCGAGAGGTTCATGCCGGAGAGCATGGACGACCTGCGCGGCCGCACCCCCGACGAGCTCCGCAAGATGCTCGAGGTGCTCGACGCGCACCTGAAGTCGCTGCACCAGTCCGACGAGGGCGAGCTCCGCGACCTGACCGATGAGGAGGAGTCCGCGTTCAACGTCGGGATGGACCTCCGCACCGAGATCGTGGAACGGCTCGACAAGCACACCAAGATCGCCGAGGTGTTCCGCCGCCGCCCCGCCGTGGTGCAGCAGGCCATGGCGAACATCCGGTACGGCCTCGACGACCCGGCCGGGGACACCCGCCGGCTCACCAACCCCGAAGCGCGGGACAAGGCCCTGCGGGTCCTGGACTCCCGCGACGCCGGGGACCTGTCCGACGCGCAGAAGACCCAGGTCGACAAGCTGCTCCGCCGCGACACGGTCATGGCCCGCCGGATCCTCGTCACGGAGAACGAGGACTACCGGTCGGCGTGGATGAAGATGGTCACCGACGTCCACCCGGTCCTGACGCCGGAGGAGAACCGGGCGGTCCAGGCGTGGTACGAGTTCCGTGCGCTGGGTGACTGGACGACTACAGCGGGTGGATTCGGGATTCCAGTTTTCATTGATCCGAGCATCATCCTTACTGCTCAGGAGTCGGGGAACCCGTTCCTGTCGATCGCCAAGCAGGTCACGGTCAACACGAACCAGTGGAAGGGCGTGTCCAGCGCGGGTGTCACCTGGGCGTTCCAGACTGAGGCCGCGGCGGCCACGGACAACTCCCCGACCCTGGCCCAGCCCACCGTGCTCGTGCACATGGCCCGCGGGTTCATCCCCTACTCGATCGAAGTGGGCATGGACTACCCGGGGTTCGCGTCGGAGATGGGGACGCTGCTCGCCCAGGGGTACGACGAGCTGCTGGTGAACAAGTTCACCATCGGGTCGGGCACGAACGAGCCGAAGGGCATCCTGACGGCGATCAGCGCGACGGCGGGTGACCGGGTGAAGGTCACCACCGGCGGCAGCATCGGCGCCCCGGACCCGTACGCGGTGTGGAAGGCGCTGCCGCAGAAGTACCGGCGGAACGCCTCCTGGCTGATGTCCGTGGGCGTGAACAACGCGATCCGGCAGATCGGCGCGGCCAACGTGTTCCACGGCTACACCGTCAACCTGCCCGAGGGCTGGGCCGACCAGCTGTTCAACCGGCCCGTCTACGAGTCGGCGTACATGCCCGACACCACCACGTGGACCACCACCGCCGAGGGCCAGGCGATCGTCGGCGACTTCAGCAACTTCGTCATCGCACGAAATGGCGGCATGAGCGTCGAGCTCGTCCCGCAGCTGTTCCAGCAGGTCACGGCCGGCACTGGGCCGGCTGTCCCCACAGGACAGCGCGGCTGGTTTGCGTACGCCAGGATCGGTAGCGATTCAAGTAACACCGCTGGGTTCCGCCTGCTCGTGGCGAACTCGTAAGGCGTTTACCTGCGTAGGGTCGTGCTAGGCTGGTGAGGCCAGGGAGAGCGAACTCCCTGGCCTCGGCCAGAACACCTAGTACGGAGGCGTTCCAGCATGACCAACGCTACCCATCAAGCCCGCACGCTCACATGTCCCGTGTGCGGACAGGAATTCACGATCCGCAGGCGGAACCAGAGATACTGCGGTCCCGCCTGCCGGACGGTCAACAACCGCGCGGAGACCACGGCCAACCGCCAGGCCGCCCGCATCCGGGTCCGGGAGTGCCCCGGCTGCGGGGCAACCTTCGAGCCAGTAGGCAGACAGCGCTTTTGCTCAAGGCGCTGCGGGGTGCGCATCCAGACCCGGAACCGTCTCGGCATCGCGGATCCGGGCTTGCTCGGCACATGCTGGTGGTGCCACGCCGGGTTCAGCCTGCTGGACGGCCGCCGCCTGTACTGCTCGACGGAGTGCGCGCGGTTCGTCAAGAGCCTGTGGAACGTGGGCAAGTACGGGATCACCCGGGATGACTACCGCGAGGCGTGGTACCGGCAGGACGGCAAGTGCGCGGTCTGCGGCGGGGTTGAGCGGACGGCGCGGAACCATCTCTTGTGCGTTGACCACGATCATGTGACGGGCCTGTTCCGTGGCCTGCTCTGCTCGCATTGCAACCGGGGCACCGGCTTGTTCCGGGATGACCCGGAGATCCTCGAGGCTGCGGCCCGCTACATCAGGGAAACCAGGAAGGCGAATCATGGCTGACCAGAAGAACGACCCGAACCCGCAGCAGAAGGCCGCACCGAAGGCGGCGCCGGGCAGCGCCGCGGCGTCGACTGACCCGGTGGTGCATCAGCTGCTCGCCGAGCGGGCCATCGCGGTCAGCAACGACGACAAGGACGCCATCAAGGCCGTGGACGGCAAGCTGACGGATCTCGGCGTCAGCGTCGAGTGACAGTCGTGGCGGGCCCGGCCCCCCAGGTGCCGGGCCCGTCACATCAACCTGGGAGAAGAACCGTGGATGTCGTCTACGTGAAGTACAACGCCTTCGTGGCACCCCTGCACCGTGCCATCCATCAGGGTGAGCACTGGCCCGCCGATGACCCGGTGGTGAAGGCGATGCCGGACGCGTTCTCCCCGGACCCCCGCTACGGCGTGCAGTTCTCCGGCTCGCCGCCGCCGGAGCTGGCTGAGCCGCCGGTGGAGCAGGCGACGGCCGGGCCGGGCGAGAAGCGGAACGTCCGGCGTGGCTGACCTTCCGGAGATCACCGACGTCCAGCGGCTGACGGTAAAGCCCGGTGACCGGCTGATCATCCGTACTGACGAGAAGCTCCGCGCCGACACGGCCGCTTACCTGCTCGAGCGGGTCCGGCATCGGCTCGACCTCCCCGATGACGTGCACG